TTCCACCCAAGCCCCCGCTGCGACTGTGCCGATGACAGGTGCCATCTTAATCGCAAGCGTTACAATGTCGTCAATGTCCGCCGGGGTAGAATTAGGGGGAGTTATGCCAAAAATCAACTCGACTGGAGTTGCGCCTACGTATGCAGCTAACTTCTCGGCCCACTCTTTTGTGAGCTTGACCTGACTTTTTTCAAGCCTCGCAATCTGGGCCTGCGAAGTACCCGCCTTTTCCGCCAATTCTGCCTGCGTCAAGCCTTTCTTGAGCCGCGCAACACGAAGTGGGTTTTTCATGGGAATATTTCCACGGCAAGATCGTGGCTTTCTTTAGGAGCCCGAACCCATTGAATGTCAAACACGGGACATGCATTTTCCGGCTACGCTCTTGTTGACAGAGATATACGAAGCCTGCATACTGCTTCGCATGACGTTACAGCAGTACCTAGCCCTTGTGGGCGAGACACAGCAGCAGTTCGCTAGTTCGATTGGCGTGTCTCAGAACACCGTCAGCCGTTACGTGAACGGTCTAACCATTCCGCGACGGGAACAGTTGCGGCGCATTGTTGAAGTAACGGACGGGGCAGTGACGCCCACCGACTTCGTATTTCCAGACGGTACTGCGTCCTCGCATGCCCGTCAAGGAAAATTAACCAATTAGGCATCGGCGCGTCTTCCTCCCTGCGCGCCGCGACTGCCGCCACCTCGACCTCTCACAGCCCAGCCAGGCCGACAGACGAGGTGGCGGCTCTTTCCTTCAACCGGAGATCTTCCGATGTACGCAATCGAGAAAGGCATCCCGGTGACGCGAGCGTTTCGCGTGCCGTATCGGTATCCCTTCAACGACATGGAGATAAGCGACAGCTTCTTCGTCCCCGATGGAGCGGGTCGCATTCGCTCTACTCGCGCAAGGTGCAGCCAAGTGAAGGCGAGCACCGGCAAGGAGTTCATTGCCCGCGTTGTTGATGGCGGCGTCCGAGTGTGGCGTGTCAAGTGACCACGCAAGCCATCAGTCTTGTTTTGCCGATGGTCGTGAGCGTGAACGCGGCTTACCGCAACGTTCTTGGCGTCGGCCGTGTGAAAACGGCAGCCTACAAGAATTGGGAAACGGAAGCTGCATTGCTCGCGAAGCTTCAGGCGCGCGGCAAGATCGAAGGCCCGTTTGCCATTCATGTCGAGATCGACCGGCCCGACAAGCGCCGCCGCGACCTCGACAACCACATCAAGCTGGTCCTCGACCTTTGCGTAAAGCAGGGCCTCGTTGAAGACGACAGCTTGTGTGAGCGCATCAAAATGCAATGGACCGATCCAATAGACGGTCGCCCTGGACCTGTAAGGGTCTGGCTCATCAAGACGGGAGACGACGATGACGCTTAATGCTGGAAGGAAGTTTACGCCTGTCGAACTGCGCACGCTTGAGCTTATGTACAGGGGCGGCGAGACCTACGCAATGATTGCGGCGGCGCTGGGGCGCAGCGTCAAGAGCGTCGAGTCCATGCGCAACAAAATGGGGCTGGAGCCGCGCCAAAACCCGGCATCCATTCGCGGCGTAGACAGGCCGAAGCGGAAGGATTTTGAACGGTCTTCTGGGCCAACGCTGCAAGAGCACAATGCAGTCACTCGCTTCAAAGCGGCTGCGACCTATCACCTCATTGACCTTGTGAGGGAATACAGTGGCACGACGCTGGGTGAGGCGAAGGCCAACTACCAACGCCGCAACGAGTTGGACATCCCGCCAGGGAGCGAGCGCACCCTCATCATCCCGTCACCCATGAGCCTAAGCGCGTGCTCGTCGTTTGCTGGGTGGATGTCATGAGCGCGGCGCTTGCAGAGTACCGCCAACGCTACCGGGAGGCCCGCGCGAGGCTATGGGGCGGTGAGTACGTAGAACGCCCCGTGGTGCGGGACATCCTCCACCTGTCGGCACGCCCGGCGATTATCTACGACGAGCCGGTCGGTCCTCGTCGTCCGTTGTTTGCCGACAGCATCGTGCTTCCGACGCGCAAGGCTTTGGCCCGCCAGATCGTGCTGGAAGTTGCAGAGCGTCACGGCGTTACCTTCGAAGAGATCGTCAGTATGCGCCGCCAGCAGCGCATCGTCGATGCGAGGAACGAGGTCTATTACCGGCTCCGCAACGAGACGACGTGGTCGTTCCCCAGCATCGGGAGGTTCCTGGGCGACCGGGACCATAGTTCTGTGATGTGCGGCGCTCGCAAGCACGCCCAGAAGCTGGAGGCGGGTCAGTGAGCTTCCAGGCGATGGCGTGGGCCGTGAAGCAGAAGACAGGAGATGCCCTCGGGCGCTGCCTTCTGCTGACACTTGCCAACTATGCCGACGAGCATGGCAAGTGCTGGCCCTCGCTGTCGCGCCTTGCCGATGACTGCGAGATGCACCGGGCGACTGTCATTCGGAAGCTGGAAGCGTTGCGCGATTTGGGGCTGGTGGCTCGGGAACAGAAGGAGACACCAGCGGGAACGTACAACGTTTACACCCTGTCGCTCACAGCGACCCCTAGTCGCACAGAGCAACTACCCCAGTCGCACACTGCGACCCCCCTAGTCGCACAGAGCGACCCAATACTATCACTAGAACCTATCAAGGAACCTATCACTAAGGAGGCGCGCAAGCGCGCTGCCCCCATCCCCGAAGGCTTTCCGTTTGAGACGGACATCAGGTGGACGCTGAAGGAACACCCGAAGCTTTCCCCGTGGGATGAGGCGGCGAAGTTCCGAGACTACGCCCTAGCCCATCGCAAGACATACGCCGACTGGCAGGCCGCGTGGCGAACGTGGTGCCGCAATGCCGAACGCTGGTCCGCTGAGAGGAAACGGGCATGACCCAGATCACGAATGCCAATTACCTGGAGGAAGGGCTGCTGCGGATGAAGTCCGTACCGCCCAACCCTGACGGAACCATCGGCGTCACGCTCACGCCGGCAAGCCCACATTGGAAGGCGTGGTTGGCCTATTTCCACGGCAAGCGAATGGACACCCGCGCCAGCTTCATGCGCTCACGGGCTGACAAGGGCTTCATGGTCCCGTGCGCCGACCCGGCAGCCTTCGACCCTGACATCGGTCGCGTTCGTGAGGAGTACGCCTTCCGCCTGCACCGTGGCGAGTTGCCCGACGACGCCAAGCCCGGCCGCATGTCGTGGCAGATGACGCCCGACGAGATCGAGGAACTGACCCACATGGTTCGTGGGTCGGTGAAGACGCCCGCCAAGGCGCACAAGTACACCGCCCCAGACATGCGCGAGCAGCACAAGCCGCTTGAGGCTAGGCCGCTGACTGACGCTGAAGCGGAAAGCATGAAACGCCTCCTAGGCATCCGTGAACAGAAGGAAGCAGCAGAATGAGCGTCCGCCTGGCATGGGCGCACAAAGTGGCCGAAGCCAGAGAAGGCGTCCATCGGGACGATCCGTCTACACGACGGCTGACTCCGCACACGCACTTGTCGGGAATGCAAGGTGAGTTCGCGTTTGCAGAGCTTTGCGGAATAATGCCAGACACTTCGTTGAAGCCTAGTGGGGATGGCGGAATAGATTTCCGCGTCCCTTTGATGTACACTGTAGACGTAAAATCACGGAACTATAGGAACGGCGACATTGATCTGCTTGTCGAGCATGGCAAGGTTGATGCCGACATCTATGTTCTTGCCGTCATTCGTGAAGATGACGTTGATCTGCGCGGCTGGGAATGGGGAACAGTTGTTAAGCGTCTACCCCTCCGCGATCTCGGCACTGGCGTGATGAACCACTGGAAACGCAGCGACGAGCTTCGCCCGATGAGCGAACTCGTATCGCGCTTTGGAAGGATGAAATGATGAGCGGACAGTTCGATAACACCAACCGAGGCGCTTTGTTCCGCAACGACAAGGCGACGACCGACAAGCACCCGACCCACACCGGCAAGATCAACATCGAGGGTCGCGACTACTACCTCAACGCCTGGGTCAAGGACGGGAAAAAAGGAAAATTCTTTTCGCTGTCCGTGAAGCCCGTCGATGAGCAGCCCGGCGGCCATCCTGACAGGTTCCACAACCAGCGCCCAGTCAAGGAGGAACTCGGAGACGACATCCCTTTCTAGAGGCCGTCAACAAGCACTGGCCCGGATCCCGCATCACATACGACGGACCAAAGCGATGAGCGACCACGAACGCAGACTAGCAGACATCGAAAAGCGATTGGCGAGGCTGGAGAGCCTGGAGAGGCGCGCGCCTATGACGTTCGGCCCGGCTCCCAAGCACGAAAGCCAGTGGTGCGACTGTGGCCGTGACGGCTGCCGGTGGCCGTATTGCCGGACGCGCGAAAACAATTGCGGCAACGATCCGTTGGGGCGCTGATGTACAGGCAACTTAGCGGCGTCGGTATTCGACCCCGTCAAACACAACCTCGCCCGTCCGCACCATATCCATTGCCAGCCTTTCAAGTTGGCGATGGAGTTTGCGATGGTCGGTGTCCGTCATCACCAAGAGGTTGTCAGGATGGTTGTCTGTCTTGTTGCCGTTTATGTGGTGGACATGCTCACCTTTGCGCATGCGCCGGCCAATCTTTTGCTCCGCCACAAGAACGTGTTCATACGAGTATGGGTGTGCCTTGCGGCCGGGCGTGTAAACAAGCTTGTACCCGTATCGGTCAAAACTTGTTCCCCCCTTCCAGTTCGGATGGTCGGCCCCGTACTGTTGCGCGGGCTTTAGTTTGGGGAGATCCCATTTCTCCCGCCAGTACTGAACGCTCTGGTAGCAAACCCCGTACGAACGAGCGATGGACCGTTGGCTCTCGCCAGCAGCGAGACGTTTCTCAATGTCTTCGCGCCACTCGGGCTGAAACTTACCAATGTAGGTCATGGATGTCCCCTTCTGCGAAACGTGACAAACAATATATAGGAGCATGTAGATGACATACAAGCTTCTCGATTTGTTTTCGGGAATAGGCGGATTTTCTTTAGGTCTGGAAAGAAGCGGGGGGTTTAAAACGACGGCGTTTTGTGAGATCGATCCCTACTGCCGCCGCGTCCTCCGCAAACACTGGCCCGAGGTGCCGCAATATGACGACATCCGCACGCTTACGGCAGAACGCCTTGCCGCAGATGGAGTTGGAGTTGACGCAATCTGCGGCGGCTTCCCCTGCCAGGACATCAGCGTTGCAGGCAAGGGTGCAGGCATTGATGGCGAGCGCAGCGGCCTATGGGCAGAGTACGCCCGAATTATTGGCGAGCTACGACCGCGCTACGTCATCGTGGAGAACGTCGCAGCACTGCTTGGTCGAGGGCTTGACCGTGTTCTCGGAGACCTGGCCGAGATCGGGTACGATGCGGAATGGCATTGCATACCGGCTTCCGCCGTTGGTGCCCCTCACAGACGAGACAGGCTATGGATCATGGCCCACCCCTCGGGCGAGAGATGCGCAGACGGAAGGGTTTGGAGGGGGGATTCGGAGAATAGAAAAGTACGGCACGCTATCATTGGGAACGGCGGTCAAGATGTGGCCGACACCGACAGCTCGAGACTTTCGTTCGCCTGGTCGCAGTCGCCTGGAACGGACTGGCTCAACGGCGGGCGACTGTCTGCCGCAAGTCGTTGGTGGGCAACTGAACCCGACGTGGGTCGAGTGGCTCATGGGGTTCCCAAGCGGGTGGACCGACTTAGAGCCGTAGGCAATGCGGTGGTTCCTCAAGTTGTAGAACTTATCGGACGCGCCATTCTTGCAAGTGAGGTCGCATGAAAGCCCGCAAGCTCGCCAAGCAGATGAACGGCCCTGCGCGTGCCGTCACCGCAGCCCCAAAGCGGGCTATTAGCATGGGTCCAACGCCTGAGAGGCTGTCCCATGCCCCAGACATCGAAACAGCCGCTGACGGGCCTCTCCGTGGCCGTGTGAGGGTCAAGCCCGTGTTGGAGGTGCTACGGGATCGTAGGACCATCACGCGGGAGATGTACCTGGCCGGCGAGAAATACGAACTGCACTGGTCCGCAGGCGGGCTGTCCGAGCGTTACGCTTCGTTGCGGATGGACGGCACAAGCGGCGGCGGACAGGAACACGCCTCGGACGCCATGCTGCGGCACCGGGCGGCATACACCGAGGCCGTGAGGGATCTGGGCATCACGCTGTCGCGCGTTGTCGAGGAGGTGGCTTGCAGGAACAAGACGGTTGGCGAGGTGGCAATGGACCGTTGGAGCAACGAACCGCAGGCACGGGCGGCGGGAACTGCTTTGTTGTGTGCAGGGCTGGAAAGGCTTGTGCGGCTGTGGGGCCTTTAGCTTGACGCCGTAACGCAAATCAGTCAGACATGCGTAGTGGGCGCTTTGCGCCTGCGAATGTTCAACACCGCCGCGCCAAATCCGCCGCAACTGTTGAACCTAAGCCCGCTGAACCTGTTCGGCAGTCAACGTCCCGTCCAGCATCAGACGCAACAGCTTCTGCTCGGCAGCCGGGATATTCCGAAAGCCGCTGGCCCAGGATCGCACGGCACGTTCAGACACGCCCAGAACGGCAGCAGCCCCGGCCTGAGTTAGGCCGAGGTGCTGTAGGATGGTGCGGAGGTCGGCGGGGGTCATCAGCAGTAGCTGACCCAATTGGTGCCGGAAGCGCCCCAAGTCATTTCGGTGGGGTCAAGGCCGCGCTCGATGAGATCGGCTTGGATCTTCGCAGTTGTAAGGCGGCCTGCGTATTCCCAAATCTCCATGGCGAGTTCTTCGTTGCCGCCGGCAAGCCGCAGAATGGCAGCAAGGATCTCGGTGGAGGTCTGAAGGCTGTCGGACATTTCGGTGAACTTGGTCATCTGTCTGTCTCCCTCTCTGATGTACGTATATTGGCACAATGTGCCGGGCATGTCAACAGGCATCTGGGAGAAAAATGCATGGACCCGCTTGCAGCGAGAGTGCGGTGCCTCGATATTGCCGACAGCCTCTGCGACGAGGATTGTGACGCGGGCGACATCCTAGAGATTGCCAGCACGCTTTGGGATTGGGTCATGGACCCGTTCAAACTGGTCGATGCAAACGCGCCAGACGAAGACGACGCCGACAACGAAGACACCGCAACCCGCCAGTAAGGAGCACGACATGCCGATGAATTTGGCTGCCACGGTCGAAGCCCTCCGTTGGGTGCTCGGCGAGACGCCTGCCGTAGAATTTTTGGGAACCATCGAGGAGTACGTCCTCGCCGCAGAGAAAGAGCGCGATGAGGCGAAGAGCGCTGAAGCTGCCGCTCGTGCAGCGTTGGAGAAAGCCCAGACCGACGCCTCAGCCATGGCTGCGAAACTCGTCACCATCGTGGCGGATCTCGCAGACGGTGTCTTCGACGGCGAACTGCCGGTGGTTGTGGAGCCGACGCCTGCGCCCATCGAAGAGCCGGTCGTCAACGTCGGCTGACATGCAGCCCGCCCAGCCCCTGACCTACCAGGAACTCTGGGACAGGTACGCGGCTGGAGAGATCAGCACCACGGTCCTGCGCTCACTCCTACGCACGGATGAAGTCTTCCGCGCATGGTGCGAGCGCAAGGCCAGGATTGCGCGCAAGGCAAAGGACGGCAAGGCCGCGTCGGACATCCCGGCGGATCTGGGCTAGGCATCCTGAACGTCAGCAATGCCGATCAGCCCCTTGCAGAGCATTCGAAGGATTTTCACCACGGGTTGCGGGACATCAATGTCACCGGATGCCCAGCGCCTGACCTGCCGGTCTGAGACGCCTAAAACGCGGGACGCCCCGGTCTGAGATAGACCGAGGCGCGCAAGGGTGTTGCGGAAGTCGGCGGGGGTCATGGGGAATGAGTGAGGGCTTACGCCCCCACCTCAACTACGAAGGCCGCCGCCGGCCACTGCCTGCGGTTGCCATGTTCAGCAACCATTGCAATCTCGCGGATGTACGCCGCGCCGGGCTTACCACCACCCCAACGCTTGCGGTCGAAAACGACCATGGCGTTGAGGCAGTCAGCACCGACAGTTCCGAGGGCGTCAGTCTGAATGCCGTACTTCAGGGGCCGACCGCAGTGGCCGCATTCTGCGCCCTGAAGGCATCCGGTGATTGAGGTCTTGCGGGTCATGTCCGCCTCCCTGTCGATGAATGGAATATAGGACACTCTGTCCTAGCTGTCAACTGACATCAGAAAAAAGTTTTGCGCATGGCTGTCGAGGATCTCACCCCCTTTCCCAAGGGCAAGTCGGGAAACCCCGGCGGACGCCCCAAGATCCCCGACGACATCAAGGCGCTCCTCAAGCTGCAAGCTCCCAACGCTCTTCAGAAGCTGCTCACCCTCATGGAGAGCAACGACGAGCGCATCGCACTCACGGCAGCCAACTGCGTCCTCGACCGCGCATGGGGCAAGCCAACGCAGACGACCGAAGTGAGCGGCCCTGACGGCGAGGCTCTCGAAGTCAAGGACGTAACGCCCTTGGACATCGCCAGACGCATTGCATTCGCCCTCGCCAACGCAGAGCGGCCGAAAGACTGATCCATGAACGACATCGTCACCTCGCTCCACGGCAGAGAGATCGGCCTGGACGCGCAGGGAAGGCTTGTCGTTCGCAATGGGTACGCAGACAGGGCAGAGATCAACGTCGTCTCCGACCACAATGCGGACCCGACAGGCGTGCGGGATAGTTCGGCGGCTATGTCTGCGGCATGGGCTGCTGTCGTGGCCCTGCGCAACTCCACCTATGAGTTTGCGCCCATCACGCTGGTGATCCCGCCGGGCATCTACGCCATCGGCACCTCGATCAACTGGACGGGCGAGAACACCACCTATCTGGGCTGGAACACGCACATCAAGGCAGAGGGAGCGATCTTCGTCGGCTCCTGCACTGGCAAACCTGTCGTGGACATGGTGGGCGTGCGTGGCGTTCATGTGGACGGCCTCGCCATCTACGGCAGCACGACGAGCATTCCGTCCTGCGGCATCTTCATCGGGCCTCGCCTGTCTGGAACGTGCGGCAACAACAAGTTCCAGCACATCAAGACAAAGGGGTATTTTAGCGTTGCGCCGTACTGGTCCATCGGCTCGGAAACGACGCAGCACGAATTCTGCTACTACATGAACAACAACCCGGCAGCGACGGCCTATGCGGCTGCGTTCGACGGGATGAACAGGCTCGGCGCTACGTCGGACTACGCCTCGATTCGAGCGGCAGACATCAATCTGTCCTATACGAACAACAGGTTCGTGGGGTGTCGTTTCCAGAAGGACACGGATGGCTACGCCATTTACATGGAAGCCTCGACGGGCTGGACGTTCGACCGGGACTGCTATTTCCTGGCGTTTGACAAGGCTGGCTTCTACATTCGCAGCGACAGCACCAACCGCGTCACGGGCCTCAAGGTCGAGGGGCTGTTTGAGACGACGCAGGGCAGCGGTCTCAAGTACTGCTTCGTCTGGGCCTGTCTTGAAGAGAACAGCGCAACGGTCGGGTTCTACGCCGATGTTGGCAGCCCTCATGCTGCGACGGCGACCATCCGTGTTCAGAACGTCGCCAACGGCAACGACCTGACGAGCGGTTTTCTGCGCTTTGACAATGCCTATATCAAGCAGTCGGGCAACGTGGCGTCTTCCTCGACGCCGATGTTCTCGGGTGCGTTCATCTACTGGGAAGGCGAGATCTGGTGCGACACCAGCGCCATTCTCAACCTTGCCACGCTGACCCGCTTCCACGGCATCGTTCACACGTCTGATCTGTCGGGCGGCACCCTGCCGGGCGGTTCCTCGACGGGCATCCTGTTCGAACGCAGCACCCGCAACATCCGGCTGTTTGGCTTGCAGAATTTCGCCAACGACGCTGCGGCAGCGACAGGCTCGATTGCAGTCGGTGGGCTGTACCGCAACGGCTCTGTTGTCCAGACCCGCGTGACCTAAGAGGCAATCATGGCATCTGATAGCGCAATCGCCCTCCTTGAAAACGTAGCGGCGACCGGCAACGGCGTGCGCTGGCATGGCGGGCGCGGCGTGTTCTACGTCCACTCAGCGACGTTCTCGGGCGCGACCGTCACCCTCCAGTGGTCCATCGACAATGCGACGTGGGTCGCCGTGGATCGTTCCGGCGATACTTACTGCACTCTGACGGCGGTGGGCCAGGGGGCTTTTGAGCTTCCGCCCTGCTTCTTGCGTGCGGCAATCACGGGCGGTCCTCCGTCGGCGGTGTTTGCCTATGCTCGTGGCACGTTGGTCGACTGATGTCCGTCACTTGGTCTCCTTCTCAGGCTGTCACCAGACCGGCCACGATTGAGCGTGCTTTCAGCATCAGCAACAGCGAGACGCTGACGTTGCTGACGCGCATGACGACGCGCCCCTCGTTGCAACGGCAGATAGCGGTTGACAACCTGATCGGGCGGCTCAAGGCGGCGGGCGTCTGGACGAAGCTGGATGCTCTGTATGTGCTGGCGGCGCATGAGGTTGGCACGGCGGTTTTGAACTGGGTCTCGACCAACTACACACTGACGAGCGGCACGGCCCCGACGTTCACCGCCAACCTCTATGTGCAGGGCAACGGCACCACGCAGTTCTACGATACGCAGTTCAACCCGACGACGGCTGTCTCGCCTAAGTTCGTGCAGGACAGCGCGCACATCGGGGCATGGCAGGTCAACTCCGTGACCGGCGGCGTGATGGGCCATACCGGAGCCACGCTTATTCCCGCGACGACACCGACGTACCGGCTCAATGGTGCGGTTGGCATTACGGGGTCGGGCGCTGCGCAGATTGGGTATGTAACGGCGGTTCGTTCGTCTGCATCGTCTCTGATTGGCTATTACAACGGCGTCGAGAACATCAACAGCGGGTCGAACACGTCGGCAACGCCAAGCAACGAGACGTTCTACGTCTGCGCTCGCAATCAGACGGCTGACACGTTTTCCCAGGCACGGCTGACGATTGTCCATTACGGGCAATCTCTGACTGCCGGTGAGGTTGCTGCGGCGTACTCGGCGTTCAACTTGTACCTTCTCGGAATTGGGGCCGTCTGATGCCCGATATCCTCACAGAGTTGCACGGCGAAGAAGTCGGGCTTGATGAGGACCGCGCTCTCATCGTCAAGTCTGGCATCATCCGAGCCAAGGACGGCAGCCCTATCTCGTTTCCTGACGGGATCGTTGGTGGCGGTGGAGACGGTACGCCGGGCGGTTCTAGCCTGACGATCCAGTACAACGCCGCTGGTGCCTTTGGTGGCATGGGTGGCACGGCGTGGAACAACACCACGCGCAGCCTTGTGGTCACGGGCGCGACGGTCACGGCAGACACTCCGGTCCTGTCGTGGACGCAAACCTGGAACAACTCGGGCGTCACGTTCAACGGTTTGTCGTACAACATTACGGACACGTCGTCGGCCGCTGCCTCGTCGCTGATCCGCACACAAGTCGGCGGCGTTGATCGGTTCGTTGTCCGCAAGGATGGCGCGGTCATTACCGGCTCGTGGGCTGGCACCACGATCCCGGCGACGGCAGGCGGCACGGGGCAGTCAAGCTGGGTCACGGGCGAGCTTGTCTACTCCTCGACCACCAACACGCTGCGCGGCCTGACGATTGGGTCTACCGGGCAGGCGCTGGTTGTCAGCGGCGGCTTGCCGTCATGGCAGACAATTACGAGTGTGGGGACCATCACCACGGGCGCGTGGAACGCCTCAGTCATCGGGGAAACGGTCGGCGGTACGGGTCACTCGACTTACACCACGGGCGACGTGCTCTACTCCTCGTCGTCAAACACGCTTTCGAAGCGCAGCATCGGTACAACGAACCAGGTCTTCACTGTCTCGGGTGGCGTGCCTGTCTGGGCTGATATTACGAGCGTAGGAACCATTGCCACGGGAACGTGGCAGGGAACGGCCATCGGTGCGATCTACGGCGGCACGGCGCAGACTAGCTGGACAACCGGCGATCTGCTCTATGCCTCGGCCTCCAACACGCTCGCCAAGCGGGCTATCGGCAGCACCGGGCAGGCGCTCGTTGTCTCGGGCGGCTTGCCTACGTGGGCCTCGATCACGGCGCTGGGCACCATTGCCACTGGCGTGTGGCAGGGTACTCAGGTCGGCGCGATCTACGGCGGGACGGGGCAGACATCCTACACGACTGGCGATTTGCTCTACGCATCGACCACGAACGTGCTGTCCAAGCTCGCAGCGGGATCGGCGGGCCAGGTTCTTACGATGGCGAGCGGCGCTCCTGCATGGGCGCAGCCTGCCATACCGCAGCGCAGTGTGAGTGCGGATACCACGTTCGCCCTGACGGACGGCGGCGGTCATGTCTATCACCCCTCGGCGGACACGACGGCGAGGACGTGGACGATCCCGGCTAATGCCTCGGTCGCGTTTCCCATCGGCACGGCGATCACGATCATCAACGACAGTTCGGCGGGTGCTCTGACGATTGCCATCACGTCGGACACGCTGGTGCAGGCATCGACCGGCTCGACGGGTTCACGGACGCTGGCGGCTAACGGTGATGCCACGATCCTGAAGATCGGCTCGACACGCTGGCGCATCAACGGCACGGGCTTGACGTGACGTGGCAGCGGTCCAGCAAACGTTCTTCTGGCGGGCTGGTTCTTCTGGCTCGGTCGGAGACGCCGTTCTTCGTGAAGACGATAGGTACATCCTGCGCGAAGACGGCGGGAAGATACTGCGTGAAGCGGCACTTGCGGGCGACCGCGTGCTGCGTGAGGACGGCTTTCTAATCCTTCGTGAGGACGGCTTCTACATCACACGCGAGGGCGAGGCAGCACCGCCTCCTCCACCGGGTGACGCCGTCCTTGACACGCTTGGCGGGACGATCACCGACACGCTCGGCGACACGATAACGGGGCTTTAAACATGCCTGATACGAAAGTTTCGGCCGATACGAACGCCTCTGCCCTAGCGGGTGGGGAGGAGTTCCATGTCGTTCAGTCTGGGTCTGATCGCGCTGCGTCCATCACGCAGGTCAAGACGTTCGTCGGTGCTGCGAACCTCAAGAGCCTCTGGATACCGGCAGCCGGCATGAGACCGTCGAGCACGGGCGGGTGTGCGGTTCTGGCGCTGGTAGCAACGTCGGCCAACCAGCCCGATGTGTCGTCTCTCGACTTCGACGGCGTGACTGCGGAGTACGCGCAATTCTGGGTGAGAATGCCAAAGTCCTGGGACGAGGGAACATTGACGGCGCAGTTCTACTGGAGCCACGCGGCCACGACCACGAACTTCGGCGTGCGCTGGGGCTTGCAGGGCGTTGCCATTTCCGACGATGACGCGATTGCGGTGGCCTATGGCACGGCGCAGGAAGTCACGGATACGGGCGGCACAACCAATGACATCTACGTCTCGCCAGCCACCTCGGCCATGACCGTTGCTGGAACGCCGGTAGCGGGAGATATGGTGGCGTTCAGGGCGTACCGCGATCCTGCCAACGGCGCGGATACGATGACGATTGACGCGAGGCTTATGGGCATCGCGATCTTCTACAACACCGACACGCTGGACGAGACCTGAGCATGAGCATCGACCTTATGCCCGGCTTCGGCGCGTTCACTGCCTCGGGTGGCGGTGGCGGTGGCCTGCCGACCTTCCCTGGCGCGTCGCAAGTAACATACGAGGCTGTCGTTACTCCACCCATCTGGAGCAGCGGCCTTCGCACGACAGGACAGACGGACCCGGCCGCTGGATCAGAAGCGGTCCTCTACACGTACAACACCGAGTCTGGCGGCCAGATGGGGAATTTCTCCGGTCGCGGCCTTCTGACGAACGGCGCTGCGTTCAGCTACACGGGCGGAACGACCTACACGATCAGCGTCTACGGCAAGCAGTCGGGCACTGCCGGGCGCTACATGCGCCTTGCCCTGTATGACGCCGATGGCGGTGACGCCGGCGTCCTGTTCGACTTGCAGACGGGTGCCGTGGGCAACTCAAGAGCAAGCGGCATTACGGAAACCAACACCGGAATAACGAGCGTCGGGAGTGGCTGGTATCAGTGCTACTTCTCGGTCACGGGTCTGGTGGGGGCCATCGATAACATTCAGATCGGCCCGTCCAACGTGAACAGCACCGACTTCGATGCGACCCTGACCACGACCGGAGTGGCGAGCGACGGCATCCTGGTCTGGCGGTTGCAAATCGTTTCCGGCACAGATCCGAACGGATAACCCATGGCAGCGATTGACACCTACGCCGTCACAAGCTCGACGGCCAAGGCGCTGCGTGCGCTGAACAAGGACGGCATGAACCTTGCCGACTTTGCCGCGCTGACGACGACAAGCAGCTTTACGGGTTTTGGCAACGGGACGGGCTACACTGTCACCAACTGGGTCAGCGACGGCGTGTTTGCCAGCGTTGCGGCTGCGCAGGCTGTTTACCCGATCATTCAGGACGGCAACGATCACGTTGACTGGGTGCTGTTGCAGAGTGCCGTTGACTTCCTGATCTACGGCGCACTGGGGTCGTCCAACCGCCAGAACATGAAGCGCAAGCTGATCGTTCCTGCGGGCTGGTATCTGATCAACCGCACGCTGAATGTCGGCTATGCCCGCATGGGAACACCGCCGGCAGACCTGAACGCCAATGGCTACATCAACATCACGATTGAGGGCGAGGGCCGTCCTGCCGATCCGACCGGCAACGGCATGACTGGCACCACGATCTTCACTGAGGGCTATGGTTACCCCGGCATCGTCGTTTCCAAGTTCCAGACGGCCAGGCTCAAGGGTTTTGCGCTTCAGGGACCTGGCCTGTCGTGGATGCAGAACAACATGCCTCTGCGTGACACGGACAACTGGGACCGTGCAGCGTGGCGCGATCCGGCCATCACGGACGACGAACACTGGATCGGCGGCGACCGGGTCAACATCGGCATTGGCTTCGACCTTTACACCGGCACGGCTGCGGCTGCGGCGTATCCTGCCCGCATCCTGCCTGCCTCGTTCGGTGGCGGCACCACGACGGCTACGTCAGGAACGGCGGGCGGCACGACGTGTGAGATCGAGGACGTGTCGGTTACGGGCTTTGTCATCGGCATGGGACGTCCGCACGGCGACAACAACGGCGAGTTCCTGCGGGTCCACAACTCGGACATCTCATGGTGTCCTCATGCTTGGGTCGTGGGTGCCTCTCAGGCCCGCAACAACGCCCTGGTGAACGTCAATATCGAAAGCTGCCACACGGCCATCACGAACATCGGCGGCACGCAGGGCAACGCCAACCATCACGGCACCTACCAGAGCATCCACTTCGGGCGGTGCTTCCAGTTGATCGACCACGACAATGCGGACTGGTCTGGTCCGTTGACCTTGCGAGACTGCTACGCGGAATCGTTCTTCCGCATCGGTAGCTGGGAATCGGGGCGGGTAAAACTGGACGGGTGTTACCTGTCGTTTCTGGAACAGGAAGCGACGGACGGCGTGCCGTTCAACCACTTCAACATCGGCCACCTGATTCTCGACAACACGACCCTGACGGGCCTGCGACACGGGCTGATGAGCGGCGCGGTCGATCCCACCGACAACCGCAAGGTGGAGATGCTGAACGGATCGAGCATCAGCTACGGTTCGAATGCCAATTACGCCGTCCATGCCAACGCAGCCGACATTGCCCTCGGCATCAAGTACATACGCGGCCTGTTCCACCGGACGGGGCGGAATGCGCGGCGCTTCCATTCTGACAGCGACTTCTCGTCTGATGGGTACGACAACAACTGGCACAACAACGCCGCGTTCTCGTTCCTCGACCAGAAGGACGCCAACTATTACGCCAGCTATCCGATGGGCGGGTATCCCATCGGCGGCTCGGACGAAATGGTCGGCAGCGTTCAATCGTTCCCGGTGCCGAAGTTCAGCAAGGTGCAGCGTTCGGTCACGGTGGCCTCGCGTAGCAGCTTCGACCTGACCTGCACGCGCACACAGGTCGGCGATGTCAAGGCTGACGTTGGCGACGTGTTCATGATCTACCCGAACGCGGACGCCTCGAAGGCGCGGTACTGGACGCACTTTGTCGTTGTGTCGATCTCTGGGGCCAACATGGTCCTGCGGCAGTTGTCCAACTTCGACAGCACGTCGAGCAGCACCTACGTTGACAACGGGCATGCGCAGGTTGGCGCTGGCTCTTACTCTGCTGAGTACATCTGCTGCCGGGTCAGGCAGAACCGCATCCTGTTCGTTGGTGATGTGACCAGTGGGTCGGCAGTTATCAGCAACGTCCGCTATGCCTTCCAGCTTGGCACGACAGATCAGTTCACGCTTGCCAACTTCGACATGGTGGCTGGCGACTATTTCCTGCACCAGGAAATCGAGCGGTCAGTGTCTGGTGGTGGCGTCAGGGTCCACAACCTTGTGTCGTCCATCGATTTCGCGGCGAACACCATCACGCTGACGCAGACGTTCAACATTACGCGGACGGCCTATCCCATCGTGTTCTACGTCCGACAGTTCAACGCTTAAGACCCTAGCCGGCAGGGACAGCCCGGCAATCCCGCAGCAACAGCAATCAAGCAAAGGGGTTAGCCATGGCTGACACGACTATCCTTACGTCCATTCACGGCAAGCGGTTCGGTCTTGACCGTCCCGGCAATGCCATCCTCGACCGTGGTGACGCGGCCGGCCCGACGATCCTGAGTTCAACTTCGTACACGAACGTCGCGGCCTCGACGGCCCTGACGGCATCCTCGACGGAGACGCTGTTCTCCACCAGCTACTCGATCCCGGCGAACACGCTGGTGCCGGGTCAGCTTATCAAGATCAGCTACTGGGGCATCGTCACGGCGAGCAACAGCACCGACACCTTCGCCAGCGTCCTGCGCATTGGCGGTCTGGCCGGCACGGCGTTGTTCACCCACACGGCGACGGACGCGACCAACAACGACATCTTCCTCGGCGAATACACCCTTGTCATTCGCACCATCGGCGCTTCCGGCACGGTTGTCGGCTGGGGCTGGGGCAAGAACGTCCCGGCGGTTGAGGCCACCACTGCGGTGCGAACCGACGTTCTGGCGTCCACTGCCATCGACACCACGGTGGCACAGGTCATCGGTGTGACGGGTCAGTTCTCCTCGACCAACGCGGGCAATAGCGCACGTCTGGACATGCTCGCGGTGCAGATGGCGTGAGCGCACTTGACGAGATCCTGGCGCGCTTCGGAGCGTTACCCAAGGATCAACAAGAGGCAGTCGTCGCGGATGCGTTCGCGGCGACCAAGGATGCCAAGTTCATCCCAAACCCTGGCCCGCAGGAAAAAGCGTGGTTCAGCAAGGCGGACGAGTTGTTCTACGGCGGCGCGGCGGGCGCGGGCAAGTCGGCCCTCCTCGCCGGGCTTGCTGTCGAGAACCATACCAAATCGATCATCTTCCGCCGGGAGTATCCGCAGATACGCGGTCTGGTGGACGAGGTGGCCCGCATCCTTGGAACGAGGGATGGCTACAACGGGCAGGACCGGGTGTGGAAACTCGGCGCAGACAAGGTGCTGGAGTTCGGTAGCGTCCAGCATGAGGACGACAAGGAGAAGTATCAGGGTCGCGCCCACGATTTTAAGGGCTTCGATGAGATCACGGCATTCACGGAAAGCCAGTATCGCTTTCTGATCGGCTGGGCGCGCTCGACCAAGGACGACCAGCGGGTTCGCATTGTCTGCGCGGGCAACCCGCCGATGACGAGCGAAGGCGCGTGGGTCATCAAGTACTGGGGGCCGTGGCTTGACCCGACGCATCCCAAGCCGGCCAAGCCGGGTGAATTGCGCTGGTTCACGACCATCGACGGCAAGGATGTCGAGGTTGACGGGCGCGGCCCGCATGAGATCGACGGGCGTGTCGTCACGGCAAGGTCGAGGACGTTCATACCGGGGAAGTTGGAAGACAACCCTGAGTTGTTGAACAGCGGCTATGCGGCCACGCTGGAGGCAATGCCCGAGCCGATGCGGACCATGCTTCGTGAGGGGCGGTTCGACGTTGCGGCGCGCGATGCGGATTTCCAGGTGATCCCGACACGGTGGATCATCGAGGCGCAGAACAGGTGGAGTGAACGACCCCCGGCCACCGTCACGATGACGGCGATGGGGTTCGATCCGGCCGGCGGCGGTAGCGACCAGGCGGTGATTGCGTATCGCTACGGCGGCTGGTTCGGGAACATGGTTGCTGTCGAGGGTGCGGACACCGCAGACGGCAGCAGCATGGCGGCGCTGGTGATGAAGCATCGCCGGGACAATGCCCCGGTCGTGGTTGACATGGGCGGCGGTTACGGCGGCGCGGTGTCGATGCGCTTTGACGACAACAGCATCGCGCACACGAAGTTCAACGGGGCCACGGCAAGCACGGCACGGACGAAGGATGGAACTCTATCGTTCGTCAATCGCCGCGCTGAAGCGTGGTGGTATGCGCGCCAGGAGCTTGATCCTGATCAGCCGGGTGGGAGCGTTATTGCTCTGCCACCTGATCCTGAGCTTAGGGCTGATCTGGCGGCACCTACGTGGTCGTTGAGGCCGAACGGCATTCTGATCGAAAGCAAGGACGATCTGCGCAAGAGGCTGGGCCGCTCGCCGGGCAAGGGCGATGCGGTCGTGATGGCTCTGGCAATGGGTGATCAGGCGGTCAAGCGGCAGATGCGGCGGGGCGGCGCTCTCGGGCAGATGCCACAGATCAACATCGGCCATCAGGCCATCAAGTCTCGTTACAAAGGACGATAGCCATGGGCTTCCTGAAGAAGATGCTCAAGCCCAAGATGCCGACCATCGTGATGCCTGACCCGGTCACGGCTCCTGTTGCGCCGGAAGTGACGCCGGCTCCGGTCATGCCGGATGCCAATGCGACTGAGGTCAATCGGGCCAAGACGCAGGAGATCCGCCGCAGGATGCAGCGCGGTGGCCGTGCCTCCACGATCATGTCGCAGAGCAGCGGCGGCGATGACTTCGGATCTTCGCGCCTCGGATGAACGACGTATCCGTCTCCAAGGCGCACCCTGACGTACAGCCTGTTGCAGACCGCCTGAGACGCTCGCACGCCAACCTTCGCGCGCGGGGGATGGTAACCGCCGCCGAGGATATGAACGCCGCCCTGACCCTTGTGGACGAGGCGGTGAAGGATCGTGACCACGCCCGTAGCAAGGCGCGGGACGCGGACCAGCTACGGCACCGGATCGACCGGCTTGAATACGACCTGACGATGATGCGCCTGTCCCGTGACGAGGCGCGCAATGATGCCGTGATTGCGGCCATCCCGATGGACGAGGCGAAGGCGCTGGCGAGGGCAGAAGTCCGCGACATCCTGCGTCCGTTCCTGACGGAAGGCGGGCAGTCCACGCGGATGTTAGCCCTGACGATCAAGGCATCCCTCGACGCCGCCTGGGGCAAGGAAGTGCAATGACGCTCAAGACGGCAGTAACGAAACTCATTGAGCGCGGGGAGAACCTGTTCTCCAAGCGTTCGGGGTGGGTGTCGGCGCTTCAGGACATTGCAGAGCAGTTCTATCCCGAGCGTGCCGACTTCACGACGCAGCGGTACGGCTCGTCCATGTTCGACACCACGGGCCTGATGACGAGCGTCCCGGCGCTGATCCGGCGCGATCTGGGTAACACACTGAGTGCTATGCTTCGCCCGCGCGGGCAGGAGTGGTTCCGCATCCGCACGTCGGACGACGATATTAACGAAGACCCGTCTGCGAAGAAGTGGCTGGATTGGGCGACCGACCGGCAGCGCAAGGTCATCTACGACAAGCGGGCAAGGTTCGTCAGGGCCACCAAAGAAGGTGACCATGATTTTGCGACCTTCGGCCAGTGCGTGCTGTCCATCGACGTGAACGACGAGCGGGATGGCTTGCTCTATCGGACGTGGCATCTGCGCGACTGCGCGTGGATGGAGAACGCCTCGCTTGAGATCGACACAGTTTTCCGTCGCTGGAAACCGCAGGCGCGTAATCTGATCACGCTGTTCCCCAAGACGGTGGACGCCAAGGTCAAGGAGCTTGCCGACAAGGAGCCGTTCAAGGAGGTCAAGTGCCTCCATGTCGTCCTCCCCTCGGAAGAGTGGTCGCTGTCGGACGAGAAGTGGAAGGGCCGCAAGGACTTCCCCTACGTGTCGCTCTACATCGACTGCGACAACCAAACGGTGTTGGAGGAGGTTCCTCGTCGTCGTCTGGGCTACATCATTCCGCGCTGGCAGACGGTCAGCGGCTCGCAGTACGCGCACGGTCCCGCCTACGTGGCGATTGCCGATGCGAGGCTGTTGCAGCAGATGACGCTGACGCTGCTTGAAGCTGGGCAGAAGTCTGTCGATCCGCCGATGATTGCGGTCGGGGAAATGATCCAGGGCGGCGTCAACACCTATGCCGGCGGCGTGACGTGGGTGGATGCCGACTACGACGAGCGGCTGGGCGAGGTTCTGCGCCCGATGACCGTGGACAAGACGGGCCTGAACTGGGGCACGGAACAGGCGATGCGGGTCGAGCAGATCCTGTCGCGCGCGTTCTACCTCGACCAGATCCGGATGCCGCAGTTCGGTGAGGTCCGCTCCGCGACCGAGATGCGGATGGTCTACGAGCAGTGGGTCCGCTCCGCTCTCCCGCTCTTTGAGCCGATGGAAACCGAGTACAATTCGGCCGTGTGTGACGAGACGTTCCAGTTGGCGCTTGAGAACGGCGCGTTCGGCTCGCCGATGGATATCCCGCCGATGCTGCGCGGTCAGGAAATTCGCTTCGAATTTGACAGCCCGTTGCAGTCGTCTGTGAAGCGCGCCAATGCGCAGGCGTTCCTTGAGAGCGCACAGTTGCTTGCCACGGCGGCGCAGCTTGATCCGAATGCGATCCACGTCTTCAACACCCGTCAGGCTGTCCGTGACGCCCTCGATGGAGCCGGTGCCTCCTCCGATTGGATGAACACCGAGGAGGAGGCTGCGGCCATTACTGACGCGGCGCAACAGGCGCAGCAGGAAGAGATGATGACCTCGCAGGTTGCGCAGGGTGCCGAGATTGCCAATCAGGTCGGGCAGGCCGGGCAGTCCCTCGCGCAGGCGGGGATGGTGTGAACCAACACCCTTCGGGACGACCCATGCGACCGCCCATCGTCAAGCGTGTTCGGCAGCCTGTTGGAACCTTCACCGGCTTCGTGACGACAAGGCTCAACCAGAACATGGACCAACTGGAAGGCGGCTGCGGCTTTCCGATCATGCGGGCTGAAGAGCAAGTCATGGGCGCGTGGGTCCGTCGCTGATGGCACGAAAGACCATCACCACGCACCAGCCATGGCATCCCTACGAATGGGAGCCGGCAGACGCATACGCCCTTCAGGCTCTCGCCAAGGGCATCGCCAACGAAGGTCAACAGAAGCGTGCCATCGACTGGATCATCCGGTCGGCCGGCACATACGACGCAACGTTCTATGTCGGGCAGCATGACGCTTCCGACTTCGCACAAGGTTCCCGGCACGTAGGCTTGCAGATCGTCAAGCTGCTCAACCTCCCGGCAACCGTAATTGAGAAGGCCAAATGAGCGAAGCCCTTGCTGACACCACTGCGACCACAGCGGCCCCTGACGGGGCCGTTTCTGTATCTGGCACCACGGATGCCGCTGCCCCTGCGCCTGCCGCAGAACAGGCCGGCACGCTCCTTGGTAGCGATCCTGTCGAGAAGCCTGTCACGGCTCCTGCGGATTGGCCGGAAGATTGGCGCACGAAGGTCGCAGGCGAGGACGCCAAGGAGATCGCACGTCTCCAGCGCATGGGTTCGCCGGCTGATGTCTGGAAGGCATACCGCGCACTGGAAGCCAAGATCAGTTCCGGCCAGTTGAAGCAGGGCCTCAAGCCCGACGCCACGCCGGAAGAGGTCAAGACCTGGCGCGCTGAGAACGGCCTGCCGGAAAGCCCCGAGGGTTACAAGCCGCAGTTGCCGAACGGGATGATCCCCGGCGAGGCGGATGCGCCGCTGATCACGGGGTTCCAGAAGACGGCCCATGAACTCGGCATGACGCCCGACCAGTTCAACAAGACGCTGGCCTGGTACTACAACGAGGTCGATGCGGACGCGGCACAGCGTGTCGAGAACGACAAGGCCTTCCGCGCCACGGCAGAGGATCAGTTGCGGGCCGAGTGGGGTCCGCAGTACCGCGCCGAGGTCAAGGGCATCGCCAACTTCCTTGAGGCGTCCGCGCCGGCAGGACTGAGCGACGTTCTGTTCAATTCCCGTACTTCTGACGGCAAGCTTCTAGGCGATCACCCCGAGGTGCTTCGCTGGCTTTCCGGCATGGTGCGCACCGTTAATCCCATGGCGACCCTCGTCCCCGCCGGATCGGCTGATCCGCTGAAGGCTGGCGCGGCTCGCATTGAAGAGATCGAAGGCATCATGAAGACCGACCAGCGTCGGTACTGGAACGATGCCGAGATGCAGAGCGAGTACGGCAAACTGCTTGAGGCGAAGGCCTCGATGACGGGCCGCGCTGCCTAACACCGCGCCACGACCGGACAACCCGCAAGGCCCCGGTTCCCGCGCACCCGACTACCTCGACCAACGCTGAAGCCCCACGCAACGCGGATCGGCCCCG